GCATTGCAGCATATTGAGCTTTCTGAGCTGTTGTTAATTTTGAAAATTTATCTTTAAGTTCTAACATAGTCTGACTTAAAGGTTTCATTGAGCCATCCGCATTTACAACTGAAATACCTAAGTCTTTAATGGCTGTCTTAGCTTCACCAACTGGTTTAACTAAATTAGTAAAGATATTTCTTAAACTTGAACCAGCTCTTGAAGCTTTTATTCCACTATTTGCCATTAAACCTAGAGCAACTGAAACATCTTCTACTGAATACTTTAAAGCACCAGCTACTGGAGCTACTAGTTTGAAAGTCTCACCCATTAAAGATACATTAGTATTTGAATTACTTGCTGTCTTAGCTAAAACATCTACAAATCTATTTGTGTCTTTCGCTGTCATGCCAAAAGCTGTTAATGCATCTGTTACTATATCACTTGTTGAAGCTAAATCTTCTCCTGATGCAGCTGCCAGATTCATAATACCTTCTATACCCTCTAACATATCAGTTGTTTTCCAACCCGCCATTGCCATGTATGAAAAAGCTTCTGCAGATTCTGTTGCACTAAATTTAGTTTTGATACCCATTTCTTTAGCTTTATCTGATAAATCTAATAGTTCATTTCCGACTGCTCCAGATATTGCAGATACTTTCGACATACCCGATTGAAACTTAGCCGATGTGGCAATTATACCCGTTCCTAAAGCTACAATAGGTAAAGTTACTTTCATAGTCATATCTCTGCCAGCACTAATCATACCTTTAGAAAGCGATGACATAGAAGTTTTTAACTTATCAACTTTGGCTCTTAATGTTTCTGTCGGAGCAGTAGACGATTTTGCTTCTTTTCCAAATTTATCTATATTAGCACCAGTAGTCTTAGCAGTTTTACCTAATTCTTCTATAGGTTTATCTACTTTTTTAACCGTGGCTTCTAATTTATATAATTCCTTTTCAGCTTCTAAACCACCTTTAACTAAACCAGTTGTATTCAAGTCTATATATCCAACAGCATTACCTATATTAACTGGCATGATTTCACCTCCCTATTTATAACTTTTATACAAGTCTGCAAAACTATTATATTGAACTTTGAAAGTAGGTAACTCACCATTCTCAATCTTCCCAATAATGAATGCACAAGCCTCATCAAAGCAAAAAGAAGTGTAAACATCTGCAAGACCAAGCAATTCACTTGGTCTGCATTTGTATGTATTGACCATACCTAATATACTCAATATCTTATCACTATTAACGAAAGTTACTTAACGCCTTTACACCTTCTTGGGAATAAGAGAATACGAACATCATCTGTTCATCACTCAAAACAATTCCTGCATCCTTAATTTGCTGATATGTTGGTTCTGAAAACGATGCTTCACAAATTATATCCATAACAGAAAATATGTTATCCATCATTTCACTATCATCTGTGTCCAAATTAGAGCCACCAGATTTAAACAATTCATTTGCTGAAGATAATAAAGCATTCGGTATCTTCTTTTGTTTAACTAGAGCTAACATACTAGGTCTAATCAATCTAGCATTGAACGGTTGTCCATCTGCAAAATGTGGTAAAGTAACTATCTTACCTTTAGCATAAGTCTTTAAATCTCGTATACTAGTTACTTGTATTTCTTCAATAACACTTTCCTTTTCTAACTCACTCATAATGTACCTCCGATTTTTGTATTCTCATTTTTAAAATTAAAGTTTATCTAACTCATAAAAGTTGGTAGAGCCGTTGTTGCTACGTAAGTTATTACGTACGGAGCTTCTCCTGTATTTGGAGCTGAATTAATTACATACTCTGGAACTCTAAAAGCACCGTCTTCTGAACTGAAAGCAATAGGCATACCAGTACAGTTTGGATAAGAAATCTTTTCATATCTAACTATTGAACCGCTGGCATCATATTGAGCTGAGTAAGCAGCTAAAATAAAAGGTTCAACTACATTAGATGCACCTGCTAATGGAGGTGTATAACCAACAACTAAATCTGTTTCAATTGCATCATACTCAACTACTCCACCTTGTAATAGAACAACTAAATCTGCATTAAACATATTATCTGTCAATGTAATCTTATGTCCTGTAATCGTAGAAGTTGCTGGTTTCTGAGCTCTTAAAATTCCTTTAACAACTAACTTAACTGCCGCAACTTCTTCTGTCTGAACTTCTACACCAATCTTATTAGCTGTATCAAATCCAAACTCTGGGTCTAAACCTGCAGTTATTGTTACCATAGAAACGTCAATAGTCGGAATACCACTTGCTCTTTTAATAGCTGCCATTTTAAATTACCTCCTATAATTTTTTAAAGTTTTTATACATGACGCTTACCATATTAGCATTAACGGCATCATCATAAAAGCTTGGGGTTTCATTTCCTGCCGGTTTAATCATCGGCAATAACTTTTTCATTATTTCTTTAACTTCTAAAACATATTCATCTAAATTTGCGTACATGGCTTTAGGAACATAAATCAATAATGAATAATAAGCAATATCTGTTGAAAAGCTTGTATGAGATGCTGAACCTTCATTCTTAACTACTACATATTTTTCTAAGCATTCTCCGGTTTTCATACCTGGACTATAAACCTCTATATTGTTATCTCTTAAATGTCTATATATATCTATAAATCTTGAAGTAATAATATCAGCACCTCCTATCTAAGTTTATTTAGCAAACCTTCAAAACTAGATATAACATCTGAACCTTTCAAGCGTATTGTTGGTTCTATTACTGCATATCTTTTCTCATTAGCAAGTTCTAACCATAATCCATAATCTACTCCATGAGCCAATGTGATTCTTACGCCTGTAATAGTATTATCACAAGAACCTTTTAATCTATTCTTNGCATCACTGGTTCTATCTGTCCATTTCCTAGATTCTTTCATATGTGATTCTAAAGCAGTTGCTTGTGTCTTACCTAACATTAATATGGCCATACTTAGTCTTTCTTCCATACTACGTAATCCATTCTTTATTTCTGATGTGCTAAATTTAGGAGACGCCATTATCAATCACCTCTAAACTTATATCTCCAATTATATTCCAATCAGATATATTCACCAAACCTGTTAATTTATGAACTTTGCTATTTATTATAACTTCATCATTTGTTTTCAAACTATTAGCACCTTCATACATACATAAAATCATTGGCGTTTTCTTACTTCTAGTTCTAGCAGAATCTCCTGTAGTAATAGTTACATAGCCATTCACTTCGTGATGAATACCTTTAATTACTCTCTCAATAATGATTCCGTTATCATCTTTCTCATAACTAGAGCCACCACCAAACTCATCCAGGGCCTTTCTGATGAACTTATATTCTAAACCTTGAATATCTATCATTCTTTTAATCTTATTCGATTCAAAACGTGGTGTTTTCAATNTCATTCACCCCCGAGAAGTATACCAGAGTTTCTTACTTTGTACCTAGATGCTAATCTTTTAAAATAACCAGAAGAATCAGCAGTNGATAGTCCACTTACAGCAATTGTTGAATCTTCCGATTTTATGATTAAACATTGATAAATAGTCGCATTAACATTACCATTATTTTCTTCTAAATAAAATATAATTTCATCTTCTGTAAAGAATGGAATATCTTCTTCGCGAATAATTATCTTAATTCTTTCTAAATCAGCTGTTGCCATATTTTCACCTCGAACTAATTCTCATTTTCTTCTAACCAAGATTTTACTACAATCTTAGCTTCTGCTGCTTTCTTAACTTTTGAAATATCAATAGTTTTAATTTCNGCAAACTTTCTAATCTCATCATTAGACCATTCACTAATTGGTTTTTCTAAAAGTTCTTCGACAAACATATCTTCTGTAACTTCTTTACTCTTAACTTCAACTCGCTCCGGAACTTCTTTTGTTTCTACTATAGGATAGAACCCCATAACTTTATAAATTCCTTCATAAGCTCCATTAGTAACTTTAGCTACTTGAACTCCATTAGTAATTTTAATCATATCATTGTGCCTCCTTACTTTATTTTATAACCTAAAAATAGATTAGGCCGAAATTAATCAGCCTATCTATTATGGACTAAGCGTCCTATACTGACTGCACGGTGTCCATTATGTAAACATGGTCGGCAGCTTCAAAACTTGGTAAACAAATCATTGTAACTTTCGTTTCAACATTTACTGGGTCTGCTTTTTCAATAGTTGTAACAGCTACGCCTGTATCTACTAGAGATACATTAGCAATCTTACCACCCATTAAATCTGATTCTTCTGGAGTTGTACCAAACCAAGTTTTACCAAGAGCACCACTTGGGAATAATACAAAAGTATTTTCTGGTACATATCTAACTGTTGCACCAGTTTCATCAATATATCGTTTATCATTAAGAACAACTTGAATGCCTAATTCGTCAAGTAAATATGTTCTAAGTCTAGCGTCTGAAATAGAACCAGCACCGTTAGATAGAATAAATATTTCTTTCTTAATCATATCATTTGCTCTAAGATTTCTCCAAGAAACACTATCACAAATTGCTCTAGTAACAATAACACCAGTATCAGCTTGAACAGCTTCAATAGCTAATCTAATATCTTCCATTGGGTCAGCAGTTGCAGTAGTTGCCCATGATATTGCAGCATTTCCTTTATGTCCAACACCATAATCATAATAGAAACTTTGACCATTAGATGTCATTGCAATAATACCAGTAGTAAGAGCCATCATTCTCATTCTTTCTCTTGCGGCTGAAGCACCTTCTAACAATCTAATCTCATCATCAAATACTTTATTCATGACAGCATCTATGTAAGCTGTATTACCTGTTTCGAGTACAAGATTTAACTCTTGTCTCAATTCTTCATCAATGTAAGTTGATTCCTTGAAGAATGGCATTGAACTCATCATCTTCTCAAATCCAACTCTTGCTCTAGGAATTGCAGTTACATCAAAGGCAGAAGATTTTAAAATAATTGGTAAACCTTTCGCACCCTTAAGCCACTTTAAATCTAAACCTCTTTTCTTATCTACTGGGAATAATTCTTCTCCAATAAATGGTGCTCTGTCTTGAGCTAACGTGTCCCAATAAGCTGTAAGTTCTTGGGATTTTAATAAGTCAAATATACTCATTTATTAATTCCTCCTTAAATTTTTAAACTAATCAATTCATCAAACTATGCAGTGATGAAAGTTACCTTTGCATTAAGAGCAGTTTTAACTCCCGCTACAATCAAAGCTTTTGTATCTGTTTCTAATCTATTAAGATTAACAAATCCAAAAATCAATAGAGTACCGTTTGCGGCACCTGCCGTAACATTAACATCATGTAGAACTACTCCGGTTGCGTCAGCTACGCCTGCTGCTGTAAATGCTGTTGTTCTAGCATCTAAGTTACCTGTTAAAGGAGTACCTGCTTTAATTACTTTCGTACCATCAGCTAATGTAACTGCACCTACATCTGATATTACAACACCTAATGATAATTGATTCTGAACATTAAATAGGATTTGCTTTGGAGCAGCTCCGGTAGTACTTGTTATTCCTGGTTGTCTTAACATCTTTTATTCCTCCTTATTTTGTAAAGAATGAGTTCTTATTAGCTACGCCTTTTCTTTGAGCGGCTAATCTAACTCCGATTGATTGTTCTTTATCCGTACCATTATTCTTACCACTTATATTACCACCAGTACCTTTTGTACCCGTTTTATTTTTATCATCTTGGTGGTCATCTGAACCACCTTCTGTAAAAAGAATCGGGTACTTTACTTTAATCTCTGCTAAAACAGATTTAAAATCACTGCCTTCTGTCATTTTAGCCATTGCTAATGTAATGACATCATCAACACTTGCTGGTTTCACACCTAACACCATTGCTTCAACTTTTGCTTCTGCTTTGGTTGCCCTACTAACTGCATCTATTTTAGCTTGAGATTCAGCAGCCAAACTATCAGCTATCTTCTGTGTTTCTGTTTTTTGAGATTCTTTATATTTAGTAAATTCTGAAACGGTTGTTTTCGCTTCAGCTTCATCTTTAAAACCTAAATCAGAAAATGCTGAACGTTTTCCTTGAGATTTCTCTCTTTTACTAATAGCATTAACTTCTGCCTGTGTAAATGTCTTTTCTGTGTTCTGCTCTTCTTTCTTATCTCCAGTATTCGACTGGTCATCTTTTTTCTCTTCATCACCCTCTGCAAAAAACTGCAAATTCATAGGCAAGATATTTCTACTTTCAAACT